CCTGTGTTTGTGCCAATAAGTTCTATTGTATAATCTTTAATTCCTAAAACTTGCAAATATCTTTGATAAATACTAGGCATACTAGGTGTCGCAAAATACATATTATGTGTAACTCTACAATCATTCACTATATCATAGCAACTAACACTAAACTCGTTCTTGCTTTGTAATAATTGCATAAGAGTACGATAACTTTCAATATCAAGCATTTTGTATGTAATAATAAGTCTAGGTGTTAAGAAAGTAGCATAACTATTAAGGTTGTCTATGACACCACCACTAGAACGAATAGGACTTGTAAAATATGACTTTTCATCAAGATAAGAATACTCAAAATAGCCTTGAATTGTATTTCCGTCAATTTCTATTCTGTCTAGTTGCCTTGTAACATAATAATCTTGCAAATAAAGTGGCAACCTATTTTTTTGTTGTTCTATTGTTAAGTGTTGTCCTAACATATAATCACCTTACCTTTACTAAATCATAGCCGTTTTGTTGTGCTGCTTTTCTAGTGATATTAAACCAATTTTCGTTACCTACATTTACATTGAGGTTTATTTGTTGGTCGCTTTCATTACTTGCCATAGCTACTAGCATACCTCTTGTTATTGCAGTTTGTAATTGCTCCATATTCATTACTGCCCCACCACCACTATTGTTGCTTGCAATGAGTTCAGTTTGCCCATTTTCATTTGCATAGAATAAGTCAGCACTACTAAAGCTACCACCATCTGCAAAATTAAATATTGCAGAAGCATATTTGCCAACATTCCAATCACTCCATATCCCTTTTAATGTCTTTCTTAAACCACTAAAATTAAGTGTTGCTATTGACCTTAATACTTCAGCTATTGTTTGTACTATCTTAAATGCAAGTTCAAGAGGAGCAACTATTGCTGTTAAAATATATGCACCTGTTTGTATAATTTGACTTGCAAGCCATACTACACCTTGTGCAATTTTTCCAACAAGGGTTACAACTCCACCTAAACTACCTAATAAACTTGAAACCATATTAATAATAGGAGCTAATAGTTTTATTACATTAGATATAAGATTAACTACTGTTTTTACAAGTGGTAATATAGGTGTTACAAAGTTAAGAATATCCAAAATAACACTAACCAATATTGGCATTACTTCGTTTATTAAATCAAATAATATTGTGCCTAGTTCTCCAATTATTGGCATTATAGTATCTAATATTTTTTGCACTTGTGTTCTAAAATTTTTATTCGTAACCATCATAGCTTCAAAAGCTGTTAATATTATAAAAAATGGCTTTTTAATTAAAAGCAATATTCCTAATAAACCTGCTGCACTTTTTGCAATAGATGTGATTTTAGCTAGTAAGCTGCCATTTGCTTTATTCCATACCTCAACCATTTGTACATTTTTGCGTTGACTTTCTTCTATGGTTTCAAGCCATTCTACATATTCTTCTGGTGTACCCTCAAAAGCTTCTTTGCCCAATTGTGCATAAACTTTTAGTTGATAGCCCATTCTTTTAAGAAGTTCTACACTCTCTTGCTGTGCAGGGTTTACTGCTCCACTTAATAACGATTGATAGTCTTTAATTGCATTAAGCAAGGCATCTTCGATACTAATATCACTTGTACCTGTGTCTTGCAAAGTTTGAAATTTGTCAAAACCTAATAATTTGCCTTGCAATTCATCTACTGCTTCATTTGCATCGGTTGCAGCATCAAATATACCACTTATAAAGTTTTCTTCTCTATAACCTAATTCATAAGCCAAAGACTTTGCTAGTTCTTTTGCAGTAATTAAAAGTGCATTTATTTTAACAAGCATTCCACTCTCTTGCAATAGATGCGATATTCCATTACCAATCCAAGTCGCAAACTCAATAGCCTGCTCTTTCATTATACGGAGTTGGTTAGCATTTGTAGCAAGTGTTTTTTGCAAGTCGTCTAATGCACCTGTCGTATCCATTTGTTGGAATACTGCATAAATACGCAACAACCTTTTTTCAGTTTGTGAAAGTTGTCGCATTGTCTTTGTGCCACCTAAACTTTTATATAGGTCAAAGATTGTGTTTTCGACAATATCGTAACCACTTATAGAACGAATAGGTCTAACTTGCCCACTTAATACGGCTTGAAATTTTTGCATACCACTTTCAATGCTAACATTATACAAAGAAGCAAAGTCAAGTGCCATTTTTGTTAATGCTTCACTTAAACCATAAGCCGTATCTTCACTAATCTTACCCATAGCAGATAGCATATTCTTAAATGTAGCTTGGTATTTCATTAAAGTAGCTTCGGCAATGCTATAAGCCTTGTTCATTTCAGCTATGAATATCCTTGCTTCGCCTATGTTTCCACGCATAGACGTTTGCCATAAGTTTAGTATTTCAGTAAAGTCGATACCATATTGTACCATTTTTGCAAGATTATCACTTAATCGTTTTGTTATATTACGAATAAAGTATAATTTGCCTATCATAGCACCAAAGTTTAGTGATTTTCCTAAATTTGATAAACCACCGCCTTTCTTAGACCCTTTAATACTATTATTAAGATTGTTTATTTCTTTAGTTGTTTTTTTAAGATTAGAAGTAGCTTTATTACTATTTACTACTATATCAAGCTGTAAAGTATCTATTGTTGTATTAGCCATAACTACTCCTTATTATAAATTGTGTCGCATTGTGGAGTTGCACCACTTTACTACTTGCGACATATTGTGGGAATTGCACCCATTATTTTTTATTAAAACTTTTGAAATAATTTGCAAGTCTTAATCTCTCATAATGCTTTTGTTCTTCGTTCAACTCTCGTTCTTCTTCAAACTTTGGCATTTCAGGATATTTAGGCATTTTTTGTGCAGTGTTCTTGTCAGCAAGTCCTGCAACTAGAATTGTACTTTGTAAAGCATTTTTTACATAAGCACCTTGCAACCATATCATTTGTTGTTGTCGCATTTGTTCAGCCTTAAACTTCTCTTGATAATTCAAAATAAGTCTAGGGTTATCGTACCAAAATTGACTAGGTGTCATTCCTACTTGCAAAGCAAAATCTAATTGCTCATCAAAAAATTGCTCTAATGTATAAGACTTTATTTGTTGGCTTTCGCTTTCTACTTCATTGAGAACTTGACTTTCCTTGTTGCTTGTTTCTCTTTTTGGGAGAACGCAACCATAAAAAAATCAGTCATCGCCTTTGCAAAATCGTCATCGTAAACTAAATCATTTACCAACTCAATAATGCTATCTCTTTCGCCAACTTCGATTGTACCTTTATCCAGCATTTGCGGAAAGATATAAGCCAACATTTCGGGAATTTCGTCATTGATTGCAAATAATGCTTCAATATCTTCAACTTCTAAATCTTGCAAAATATTCTCGTTGTCAGTTTTAGCAAGTTTCTTTTTGCCAAACATTACATCGGCAATATTAGGAAATTCTTTCAAGCCTTTCAACGCAATAGCACGATTAAGCACTATGTCAAATTTACACATTACATCTTTGCCATTTTCTTCATAAAAACATAAAGTTTTTTTATAGTCCATTTTTTATTCTCCTTGTATCAGGTATTTATTTTAATTTGTTATTCTGCGTAAGTTGGGTCTGACGCCCAAATAGGCTCGCTAACAGGTGTAAAGTAAAGTGATACATCAACGATACTATTTGTACTCATTGGAGGTAGTCCTAGATTGCTAGGCTCTACTGACAAATAGCAACTTTCTTCAAGGTCAGGTATGTCAACGCAAAGATACATTGCTTTACCATCCGCTTTTGCTGTACTCCACTGTGCCATAATTCCTGTGCTTGCTTTGTTATACATATCATACAAATCTTGCGAAAAGCCTGCTGTAAATGTAAGCACATCAAGAGATTTCAATCCTTGTACTCCTGTTGTAAATTCTAGGTTATCCATAGAAGTTGTATCAAGCATATCAGGTGTTGGGTTCATTTCAGGTACTTCCTTAATCATAGGGAAAACCTTATATCCCGTTGTGGGTCTAGTGCCTGCTGTTTCTTCAAACGCATAAGAAACTTTAACTCCAATCGTCTTAATAGGTATTGCCATTTTTTTATTCTCCTTTATTAAATATTTTGATAATTATAATTTACATAAAAGTCATATCGCAAAGGGCTAAAATATGTAGTTGTGCCATCTTGCAAAGGCATACTAAATGTTGTGCCTACTCTGCGTATTCTTACTATGTTTTTGTTCCACTCGACAACTTTTGTTTTGTTGAACATTTGCATTAATTTGTCAGCCAATATTGTAACAACATCTTGACTAGATTTTATCACATTAGCTATTTTCATTTGTTGTCCGTAAATTGTTATTTGCAAAGGTATGTTTGAGATGTTTTCACCACTAAAGTCATCGTACTGCTCACTATCATTATTATCTAGTGCTTGAACAGTTATACAAGGGAATTCCATTGTGTAATTTTGTTTATAAGCATATTCAACATTAACAGTTTTTTCAATGTCAGCATCAAGTGCAAATTCACTTTTGATATATTCAATTATGTCATCAGTAAATTGTTTCATTTATTTGCTCCTAATACTTGGTTTATTATCGCTACTGCATTTTCTCGTAAATACTTTGCTGTATTCCACATTTGGGATTGTGCTTGACTGCCTTGCCATTGTTTTTGCGACAATCCTTGTTGATAAGCATAATAGTATTGCCAGCCATTTGTAGTTATTTGCCCATAACTAGGACTAACAAAGTTTATGTTTTGTGTCGGCAAAGGTCCATTATAACTCCCCTCGCCTTTAACACCAGTACCAAACTCTAAATAGCCTATTGTAGCCTTTTCGCCTTTGCTATCTTTTGCAATAATACTTCCACCAACGCTATCCACATTCTCGGCAGTTACAGTAATACTTTCACCACCATACATTCCTTGTGCATAGTTAGCACCATATTCACATAATGCTTTAACTATTTTTTCGGCTAGTGTTTGAGTGCTTATGCTCTCTAGTCTTTTCTTAAAGTTGTTTAAGCCTGTTAAGTCGATTTTAACGGACATTATGCTATCTCTCAACTATTCTTTCAAGTTCAATGCGAATTGCCCTATTTTGTGGCAATACAGCCGTTATACGAGCATTTGCACCGTCTCCGTTTTCATAGCCTTGCAAGTTTGTGTTTGGTATCACTCCATCTAGGTATAAAACATCATTTTCGCTATACTCTCCGTTTTCACTTGCATAAGGCACAAACATTCTCCAGCGGCTACTAGCATTTTCGCCATATTGCATTATGTCAACATATCCACTCAAAGGTTGATAGTTACCATACTTCTCAACAGGGTTAGAATACTCAATAATACTAGGGTCAGCATTTGTTACCTTTTTGCAATGATAAAACTTTTTGTATGCTATCATTTTATTACACCCACAATAGGAGCAAGCATATTGATAAGTCCTAACGATATTTGTGCATTATCAAAGTCCATAGATAAACCATTTTCTTTATAAGCTACTGCACTTGATATTCCTGCTCTCTCTACTATCTCATCACAACAAGCCTTTATCCAACTTTCATTACGGACACCCTCAATAGGGTTAGTAGTTTCATCGGCAGCAGGTAAAGCCTTGTAAACAATACCATAGTAAAACATTTTTGCTTTTACTACTATATCATCTACATCACTTGCACTCAAATATGGATATTTGGTTGTAAGCCAAGCATTATAATCTACTGCCATAATCTACCTCTTTAATTAAGCCTTTATACTTGCTACTACTACCTTTGCATCATTTGTAAGTTTTGCTACATAATGTTTTGTTGCAGAAATACCAGTTTTTGTTGCCATATAAGGTCTTTGTGTTTCAATCATTACACCACGCTTATTGTAGATAGTGATTGCAGGAATATCATCTTCCGTTTCCATATCGTTTGTCAACTTTAAGATAGGATTGATATAGTAGTTTGCGGTAACTGGTACTACATAAGCACTAGCCGCAGGCGAAACAACCTTTTTATTAGTTGCATCCCAAGTGCAACCTTTAACAGTTGCCTCAAGAACTTGACTTGAAGTAGGCGAACCACTTGCAATAACAGCCAAAGCACCGTCATCAGTCGATTTGCCAAGTGTGTACTTAATAAGAGGACACTTTTTGCTTGCAACAACTCTTGCGTTACAAATCATACCAATTTCTCCAAACATCATAACATTTGTGCCAACACCATATTTGTCAGCTGAAATAAAGTTAGCGTCTTTTCTCAAATCGGTTACTTGTTTAGGGTGTACATACAATACTTTTGCACTATTTACTTCTTCTTCCAAAACATCTATTGCAGAAACAACAGCGTTGTAAGAAATTTTAGCGGAAGTTCCGTCATAAGTAAGAGTACCAGTCAATGCTTCGTCAAAGCAATCGTTATCAACTTTTTCATTAATACTCATTGCAATTTGAGAAGTTGCATTGCCTACGGGGTCGCCATAACCACTCAATACTGCCACATCGGTAAGTTCAACACCTTTACCAACTTGCTTTACAGTTGCAGTAGTAGAACTTGTTGACATTGTTGATGGTGTAATTGAACCACCCTCTGCTATATCTTCTGCCGAACCAATATAACCATACTTAGGTACGGTAATTGTATCTCCTGGTTGACCTTGCAAAGTGTTATCTATTTTTGCAAACGGTATAACTGCAAGTCTTTTGTCTAATTTTGCTTCAATCATATCCGCCATTACTTGGGGATTGATAAGGTCTGTAAGTACTGTTTTTGCCATTTTTTTAATTCTCCTTTATTTGTTTTTTAATTTTTCATATAATTCAGGGTTTTCCCTTTGGAATTTGTTTAATTCCTTATATCCCATTTTAGAGATATCTATTGTTTCAGTAAGGTTTACTTGTGGTTGTGGAGTTGGATTTTGTGTCAATAACTCCTCTCGTATTTGTTTTGCTAGAGCTTCTTTATAAGCACTCAAATAAGCATTTTGCTTTTCAATAGCTTCAAGGGTTTTGCCATCAGCCATAAGTTCAGCAATTTCAAGCCTTGTTTGTTCATCTCCAATACTTGCAGAAAGTTTGTTGTTATATTCGCTTAAACTTAACTTTCTTTCTAGGCTTTTATAGTATTTTTCTTTTTCTGCCAATGCTTCGGCTTGTTGTTCCTCTGCTGTCATTCTTTCTTGCAGTTTGCGTTTCCATTCAGCATTTTCGCTATTTACTTTGCTAATAGTTTGCTTATACTTGTCAGCTTCAGCTTTTGCCTTTTCATACTCTGCTTTGTAGTCAATTTCTTGCTTTTCTACTTCGGGTGTTTTGATATCTTCCATTTTTAACTCCTTGCGATTTACGGTTTCCCTACCGCCCATAAAGGGATATTTTCCGTTTTTAAGTGTTTTCTCACTTTTGCGTTTTTAAGTTTTCACTAACTTTTATATTTTTGAGTTCATCACTCACTAATACCAATAACAGTTTCAGTCGCATCTTGTTCAAGTGTTTGAGTTTCTTGCAACTGCTTTTGTTTATATTCTTCTATTGCTCTACCTACTGCTTCTGGGTCGCTAGTTAATTCGCATAGTGCCATTGCAATACTAGGTGGAACATTGTTAGTTGATAAGTTCACATAAGATTGTGTCTTTGTCAACAAGTTATTGCTACGATTTATGTTATATTTAATATCAATATCGCTTGCTTCTAACTCATTTATCATTGAGTATTGAGATTGCTTACTTATCCATAACATTATTTTTAGCAATTCTCTATCAGCCTTGATAAGATTGTTAATGTCTTTAAGTATCACAGTATAAGCATTTTCCCAACCATTGCCCAACTGTCTAGCCCCTTGCGTATCGCCACCACTTGAAACACTACTACTTGCAAGAGGAACACCACAGCAATCATACATTACTTGCGTTAGTGTTTCTTTCAATTTCATTATATTTTTATGGTCTAGGTTAGTAGATAAAGTCTTTAACTCAGCAGGGAATTGTGGGTTACTAGGCATAATCTCTGCAACACCGTTTTTCTTCATTGCAAGGAAATTAGCTAACTTTTCATCATTATCTTTACCAAGCATTACATTTACAAATACATAAAGCTGGTTTACTACTTCATCAATGTTATCTAGTTCATTACTTGTAATTTTATCTATTGCATATTGTAATGTTTTACAAATCTCAACAATACCAAGTCTATCGCTATTAGAATACTTTTCAACAAGTGGTAAAAACTTATAAAGTGGTCTATCTTGCGAATAAACTAAATTGAATTTTTGTGGAGTTTGTCCGTTTTGCACTTCATATTCATAAAAGCCATTTGGCATATAAATATCAATTATTGTAAATGTTTGTTGTAAACTTGAATTTTTTTGTCTTTTAATTTGCGTAAACACACAGTCAAACAAAGGTTTCTCACCAATATAAGATGAATACACTTTGCAACAAGTATTACTAGGTTGACAAAACACTTCAAAAGGGCTTTCATAAGCATTTTTTGGTAACCTTGACTTTGGTTGTATAAAATAATATCCTACTCCTGTCGCATAAACCCACTTTGTTACATCATTGTCAACTGTCCTTAAATCGCAATCTTTGAAATATTTTTGCAAATAACCTATGTCATCAGTATTTTTGGTTTCTATTTGTGCATATTCTTTTGGATTTCCAAGAGTATAACCGCATTTAAAGTCCACCATTGCAAGTAAATGTGGTTCACTAACTATGTTATTAATAGCACTATCACTATCATAAGGTCTAGTTTTATTCAAAATAGTATGTTTACCTAAATATTGCTCATAATTGTTAGTAATATTTCTAGCATTTGCATTAAATTGAGATAAAATAGTTGGCAAATATGGTTGAATAGCGTCAATAGTCAACTCTTCTTGCTTTATTGGTATTTTAATTTTTTGAACACCTATTGCCATATTATCTCCTAAACAAAAAGTGCATAGTACCATTATTTTGGTATCTACGCACCTTGCAATTACAGTTGTTTCTACGAACTAACCTTTTATATTATATGCAAAACTTCACAAGTTATTTGCTTTCTTGTGATTTTTTTACTTCGCTAATTTTTATCCATCTTTTACAGTTAGAACAATATACCTTATCCGTTGCCTTTCTCATATCAAAGTCAATATAGGTATCATCGCTAACTATAAGGAAATTCTTGTTGTCGCATATAGGACATTTTACTTTTTTCATATGGGTTTACACCTCTCTACTTTTACACCATAACACAACAAATTATATCTTGTCAATATCATTTTTGATATTTTTTTGCATAATTATATATTTTTATTGCATAAATATACATTCTATCGTCTAAAAGTTGAAAAACTTGCATATTGTCTTGCAGAATTTGATATAAATTTCTTTGCAAAAAGTGCTAAACTATCTATGCTGTCATCGTGTTCATTCTTGCCTATATAAGTATAAGTATAAATATATTCAAGTGCTTTTCCCATTTGCGAACTTCTAGCATACATACCAAACTTAGGAAATATTATTTGTGCTTTTATATCGCTTTCAGCCTCGCTAATTCTTCTGTCTTTTTGTATTGATGAGTAAACATCTTCTATTTTGCAAGAAGTATATCCTCTTTGTAATAACAATTCGTTTAGATAGCTTGCTATGCCCTCATCAGTGTTTCTCTCTATGTATAAGTCAGTAACTTTGTGCTGAATAATCTTTGCAACAATATCATCATACAAGTCTTTCATAGGTCGCTGGTCGTATAAAAAGTCTTTAAGATAAAAGCCATCATCAGTCTTGCAGCAAATAGGCATTGCTAAAAAGTCTTTACCACTTCGTTTAGGGTCTAGGCTTGCAACACAATGTTCAGTTCTTCCACAAGTGCCAATAGGTGGTATAATTTCATACTCACGCAAGTTTTTATAGTAAAACGGATTATTACTAGGTGGCAATGGTGTTTGATTATCCATAGCCATATACTCTTCGTAATTAGTTTCCCTTTTCTTCCTTGCGTTTTCAGTAGATATTTTTTCAGGATATGTGCTTTCATCAGTAACAGGGTCTAACAATGGAACGCAAACAAACACAGCAATTTTATCCTTGCAAATAAAGTTAGAATAAGCCACTTTTGTGTATTTGTTTATAGGCGACACTACCGCATTTTCATAATTAAATATATTCTTCAAGTGTGATAATATGTCAAATATACTATAAGTAGTACCACTTGCAACAATCTTAAATAATTTTCTGCTATAATTTCGCTCAAACCATTCGTGAGTAAATGAGTGTATGTCTTTCTCGTGCATTTTCAAACTATGCATATCTTTTCTTTGCGTTATATCATCCAGAAATAACCATTTTGCACGAACACCGTTTACATCGCTTAGTTTTGTTACCACTCTCAAATTAGTTGATTTTTTACTGCCTTTAATTGAAAACTTTAGTGCTTTTACACTACAAAAAGAAAACATATCATCTTGTTTGCCATCAAATTTTGCATAATAAGGGAATATCTCTGCATATTCTTTTGATTTCATAAGTTTTAGCACATTATTTATAACATCTTCCGTAAATTTATCGTTTCCACAGACATAAAGCACATCATCATTAATATTATAGCCAAAAATAAATGCTATTTCAAAAGCATTCCCTATTGTTTTTCCATATCCTGTTGGCAACTGTCTTTCCATAAAGTTTACATCATTATCAATCACCATTTTATTTGCATAATAGAAGTATCCACTTTCGCAATCAGCTGTATCTTGCCACAAAGTAAATCCAAAAACAGGCTGCATATACAAGCAAAAATGTTTGTAGCTTCTAAAACTTGCAAGTGCATTAAAATTGCGATATAACACAGCATATTTCTTTATCAAGTCAGTTAGTGTTTCTTTTTCATTTTTGTACTCATCACTTTTTCGCACTTTAATAGGTTTTTTTGCAAGTAAATCTAATTTATATTGTAATTGCCTTATCTTTAATTCACATAAAGGTATTATATCAAGTATTATTGTCCTTATATGCTCTCTTATCTCTTTTTCGGCACTTTTCTCA